GGTAACGACTCCGAGCCGTTAGGTGGCATTGAGATGCGCGGCAAGTGGATGTGCCACAAGTGCTGGACAAGATACGCAAACAGAAAGTGACTAATGCGAAAGCGTAGTAGTTATAGACCAAAGCGTGTACTGCTAAACCCTGTTGGCTATGTGCTGGAGAGTTTGTCCCCAGTTACTAGCCACAAGAGTTTCATGCTTGACCTAAAGATCAAGAACCACGGCTCTATGGATGCGTTGACCAAGGGCGTTGCCAAGACTGCAGACATAGACGCGCTCATATCAATGGTGAACATCGCCGAAGCGTTTGCTCGACTTGGCTTTGGTCAAGAGTACGGCGAGGTTGTCCGTGACGGCTTGCAGGCTTTACGTTCTGTAGGTAAGCGCGGCGCTTCAACTGGCAGCTTTATCCTCAAGGCCGAAGAGATGAACGCACTCAACGCTGTCATGGAGTTGCACGATGCTCAGATGGAAGTTGTTACCCTTGGCGACATGGATAAGGCCATTGCTCTGGTCTACGAAGAGTATAGGTTGAAGAAGATGACACCAATACTGGAGAAGAGATGAACAAATTTATACCGTTTGTTCCAGTGCTAGCGTGGGCCGTAGCTGCAGCGCTTGTTCTGATGTACGCACCGAGGTCTGACCACAAGCGTATTGACTGTACGCAGGCTGAGTTTCACCCCGACTACACAGCGGAGATGAAAGAGCAGTGCAGACTGATGCGCTCCGGGAGGCTGCTGTGAGAAACGTCAGTGGCTATTTAACAGACGACGGGCGGTTCTTTCAGGACAAGAAAGAAGCAGAAGCACATGAACGACTGCTTGGTGTGAACAAGCTGATTGAACAGTTTGTCCAGATGAAGTGGTCTAAGGGCGACAGCATTGCTGAGTCGCTACAGGCTTGGGAACGATATAAAACGGAGATGAACAAATGAACATCATTGTCTATACAAAATCAGGCTGTCCAAACTGTGTGACAGCTAAGCTGTTGCTGAAGTCGAAAGAGTTGGAGTACGAGGAGATGGACTTCGACGACGAGGACGTGCGGGCCGTGTTCACACGGCTGTACCCAGAAGCCCGGCAGATGCCGCAGATTTTTATCAACAGACAACGTGTAGGTGGCTTGGCTGGACTTGTAGCCGCGCTCAAGGAGTTGGGACTGTGAGTACAGCAAAGATTGTGCAGGTGTTTGGCTTGCTGACACAAGGCCCATACAGCAGACTAGAGCTGGCCAAGCGTACAGACTGGTGTCCTAAAGCTGTTGGTAGATTACTCAAAGAGATGAAGGAGCAGAAACTTATCTACGTCATCGACTACACCAACGAGACCGATGGCCGCAACCGGGTAAAGATTTACGCACTGGGCAACGGCGTAGACGCTGAACCAAAGCCAACGCAGCCCCAAAAAGTTAGGAGTCGCAAGAGTTACCTGAAGAAAGTGACCGAGCGTAAGCAAGCACAAATCAAAACTACATTTGTAGGTGGCAAAGGACTGTGGCAATGACAAACATCAAACTCACGAGCGACCAGTTCGCAGTGGTGGACATAAACAACAAGTGGTTGGACGCTAAAAAGTTTTCACCGCCAAGAAGTGCAAAGATGCTGATGATCGACAAAAAGATGGGCGTTGCCGTCTTGGGTGTCTGGAGAGACTCGGACAAGTGGACGCACTGGTGCCCACTGCCAACATTTGACAGAGACGCAGAATGACTAGACGGTACTCTTCACACGAGATGCGTGCGCTGCTGCGGGCTAACCCAGACGGCCTAACCATGAAGCAGCTCATAGCTGCGTTCCCTGACAGAACCGAATCCAACATTAGGAGAACCATCAAAGGTTTACCAGACTCTTATATTGACCGCTGGGAGTCAGCGTCCCGTAAGTCTTACAAGGCAGTATGGTGCGTTGTTATCCCGCCAGAAGATTGTCCCCACCCAACCAAAGGAAAAATAAGATGACAAACGCACTAGACGTACAAGTCGACGGCAACCACTACAAAGACCAGCCCATTCAACCAGTTGAGTACATCCACGCTAACGGCATCGGTTACTTCGAGGGCAACGTCATCAAGTATGTGTCACGCTGGAGAAAGAAAAACGGTATTGCTGACTTGGAAAAAGCCAAGCACTACATTGAATTACTCATTGAACTGGAGGCTCGCAAATGTTCGACTCACTGACACACGCACTGTTCGGTCAGCAGGGCGCAGCTAACAACATTGCAAGCGGCGGCATGATTAACGCCTCCCTTGGGCAAGTGGTAAGTGCTGCTAACACGGCAGGCATAGCCCAACAGTACGCCAGCGCAATCATGAGGAAAGAACAAGTGCCTACGTCCAAGAAGTTATTTCACGGCACGGTCGAAGTGTTGCAAGTGGCCAATGGCTACATTGTCAACATCGGACGCAAGGAAGGCTACGAGTACGAGACGTACATAGCCGACACCATCACAGACGTTAACGAGCGCATCGCCGCAGCCATAGTCGCATTTCAACTGGAGGGCAAATGAGTATCAAACAATGGTTTCGTGAATGGATGCTGTCTGATGACAGCCCCAAAGTAATTAACGTGCCGTACCCAGAGCAGCCTATGCTCGCCACTTCCGGCAGACTAGATCATGTGGGTGAGGATGCTGCACAGCTGACCTTTGCGGTAGTCAAGGCGATGAACGGTCGCATCATCAAGGCGTCAACATACAAGCCCAACCCACGCGGCTCAGACTGGGTACACGAACTCTACATCGTCAAGGACGACGAGAAAATCCCGGACGTTATCGCCCGTATCATGGCCATCAAAGCACTGGAGCAGTAATGAGCGTAGATCAAATTGAGTTGTGGCACAGAAGAGCCAGACCTAACCCGACAGAGGAAAACTTTAACGTGCAGCTTGGCTGTCACTTAGAAGAAGTGGTCGAGATGTTTGACTCGTTTCAGCTGGACAATGAAGACGACGAACGCTTCAGACTCGGCATGCGCTTAGCGCTACACAACATGGCTACCGCACTTAAGAACAATACGGTTGTTGCGCAAATCACTGACCGCAAAGAGTTCTTGGACTCCCTTGCAGATCAAATCGTTACAGCCGTTGGCGTTGGCTACTGCGCTGGCATGAAGACAGCCGAAGCTGTCACAGCTGTGAACCGCAGCAACTACAGCAAGTTCGACAAGAATGGCTACCCCATCTTTAACGAGAACGGCAAGATCGCCAAGGGGCCAGACTACACACCACCTAACTTGGAAGGCCTCTACTGATGACACCCATCTACATAGACTTCGAGACGTTCTGGAGCACAACCCACACGCTCACAAGAATGTCCCCCACCGAGTACGTCATGCACCCGGACACTGAAATCATTTCAGCGGCCATCAAGGTTGGCAACTCGCCTACGTACGTACTGTTCGGTGAGCAAAAGATCAGAGACCATCTTCAGTCGCTTGACTGGTCTAACGCTATGGCTATCGGCCACAACATGTCGGGCTTTGACTCGATGATTCTTGCGTGGCGCATGGGCGTCAACCCCAAGATGTATGGCTGCACTGCGGCTATGGCGCGGTCAAAGTATTCCAAGACAGGCACCAAGGTAAACGGCAAGTTCCTGACTGGTGTATCCCTCAAGAAGCTGGCTGTAGAGTTGAACGTCGGCAGCAAGCTAGACCTCGAAGCTACAAACACCAAGGGCAAGCACCTCAAAGACTTCAGCGAAGACGAGCTGGTGCAGATGGAGGAGTACAACAAGGTAGACACCGACTTGTGCGCAGCTATCTTTAGAAAACTTCACGACGGGTTCCCCAAGGCTGAGTTGTTGCAGATCGACATGACAACGCGCATGCTGGTCGAGCCTAAGTTCTTGCTCAACTACGCGATGGTGGACAAGGCGTTGGATGACGTCAAAGAAGAAAAACGTCGCTCCCTGCTGGAGCTGGCCAACATCTTGGGCGTGGCTGAATACGCAGCTACCACACTCGAGCATGGCACGACCATCGAAGAGCAAGTCCGCACGGAGTTGGCCTCCGCTGCTAAGTTCTCCGCGCTGCTGGAGCGCCTTGGCATTGCGCCGCCGATGAAGCGCTCGCCTACAAACCCAGAGAAGATGGTTCCCGCGCTGGCCAAGACAGATGAAGAGTTCATCAACTTGCAAAAGCACCCTAACCCAGTGGTAGCTGCTGCTGCTTGCGCTAGGCTGGAAGTTAAGTCCACACTGCTGGAGACACGGCTCCAAGCGTTCTTGCGTGCCGCTGATGCCTGCGACGGCAAACTGCCAGTGCCGCTGAAATACTGCGGTGCGGATACGACAGGCCGCTGGTCTGGTGAGCAGTACAACATGCAGAACCTGCCACGCATCGACCCCAAGAAGCCCAAGCCGTCCGACGCCCTGCGTATGGCACTGAAGGCTCCCAAGGGGCACAAGGTAATCGTTGCCGACTTGTCCGGCATTGAGTTGCGCGTCAACATGTTTTTGTGGAGAGTTCCCTATGCGATGGAGTTATTTACGGCCAGCCCTGATAAGGCTGACCTGTACAAGTACTTTGCTGCGCACGACCTCTACAACATTACAGAGGAAGAAGTCGACAAGAACCAACGTCAAGTTGGTAAGGTTGCACACTTGGGACTTGGGTTTGGTGCGGGCGGTGCTACGTTCCAGAAGGTTGCCAAGCTCATGGGGGGCATCGACCTCGACTTGGATGAGTCAACGAGCGTGGTCAACAAGTACCGAGACGCTCACGGTGAGATCGTCAACGGCTGGCGTCAGTTCCAGAACAACCTGACCAACATCCGCCAAGGCATTGAGGCGTCCATCGACCCGTGGGGTATGTGCAAAGTTGAGCACGAAGCTGTGCGCTTGCCGTCAGGCCGTCGCATTCACTACCCGTCACTGGTCAAAGAAATCGACAACGGCAAGTCCGAATGGTGGTACGGCAACGGTCGCTCCCGTGCTCGAATCTATGCTGGAAAGGGTGTTGAGAACTTGGTTCAGGCGCTTGCACGTGACGTCATTGCGGAGCATGCGGTGAAGTTCTTTAAGGACACTAAGCTGCGCCCATCACTAGCGGTTCACGACGAGTTGGTCTATATCGTGCCAGAGCGTTCCGCACAGGAGCATTTGGACCACTTGCAGGGAATCATGCGGCGTGGTGTATCGTGGTGGCCTGAGCTGATTACGTGGTCTGAAGGCGACATCGCCGACTGCTACGGAGAAGCAAAATAATTGTTGACAGCACTCATCATGCTGCTAACATAGAGCTTCAGAACACAAGCCCCAACCGTCAAATGACGCATTGGGGCGACACCGCATTGGAACAACATGACAAACCCAGCATGGACGTACAGCCAGCTTGATACGTTCGAGACCTGCCCAAGAAAGTTTTACCACCTCAAGGTCAAACGAGACATTGTTGAGCCGCCCACAGTACACACTGATTGGGGTAAACGAGTTCACACTGCGTTCGAGGACTTCATCAAAGATGGTGTCATGCTCCCTGAAGGCATGGATCAGTGGCAGAAACTGGCGTTCAAACTGGCAGCGTTGCCGGGCAAAAAGCTGTGTGAGATGGAGTACGCACTCGACCGCAACTTCCAACCAACAGCATGGAAAGGTGCATGGACTCGCGGCATCGCCGACTTAGTTGTTCTACACAAAGACAAGGCTGTAGTCGCTGACTACAAGACAGGTAAACGCAAGCCCACAGAGCAGCTCGACCTGTATGCCAACTACATCTTTGCTCACCACCCACAGATCAACACAGTCACCACTGGCTTCATCTGGCTCAAAGAAAAGAAGATCGACTGGAAGCCAATCGAGCGCAAAGAAGTGCCAATCATCTGGCAAGGCTTTGTACCTCGCGTAGCAAAGCTTGAGTCCGCCTACGAAAGAGACAGGTGGCCAGCCAAAACGTCAGGGCTGTGTAAGGCTTGGTGCCCAGTATTGAGCTGTGAGTTCAACGGGAGGAAGAATGGCTAGTACCCCTGAAGGCAAAGTCAAAGAGGCTTGCAAGAGATACCTCAAGGGTCTCGGCGCTTGGTACTTTATGCCAGTGTCCAACGGTATGGGCCAAGTCGGGATACCTGACATCATCGGCTGCTACAAGGGCAGGTTCTTGGCCATAGAAACTAAGGCCCCGGGCAAGCGCGGTAACACCACGCCGAACCAAGAACGAGTCATTGAAGCTATACAAAAAGCTGACGGCTGGGCGATTGTCGTGGACAATGTAGACCAGCTTCACGAATTCATCGTGGCCATCAACATGTACGACATTTTGGAGAATGGAAATGCCCAAATCGACACCCAGAAAACTCGAGTATCAAAAAGCATATAACGCTCGCCCTGAAGAAGTGGCCAAGCGCGTTAAGAACAACGCAGCACGGCGCGAAGCCATCAAAGATGGCAAGGCCAAAGTAGGCGATGGTAAGGACGTCGCCCACAAGAAATCACTGGAGAACGGTGGTGGCAACCACAAGGCCAACGTAACTGTTCAAGACCGAGCAACCAACCGTGGATGGAGGAAGGGCAGTGGCAGTTATAACCCAGACAAGTGAGGGAATGTGGACGCCGGGGTTTGCATTCTTCGGCGTGCCGCTACCTAAAGGGGTAGTTCGCTGCGAGCTAATGCGCGATCTTATGTGGGGTGTCGTAAACGTACACTGGATCACACAAGATGGATTAAAACACTCCATGCCATTTGAACAAACAGACGAAGGAGTCATGGCAGCTATCGCCGCAATGAAACTCACATGCTAATTCACAAAGAAAAAAAGGCAGTCGTACTCAAGCTTCGCAACCCGACAAGAGTAACGACAGTCATACCAACCTCAGTGTTGGTCGAACACAAAGGCGCGACACTGGTAGCAGTGCCACACAGACCCGATGAAACTCGGGTGCTGCGTAACTTGGGCTTCGAGGTTCCTGACCCCATGCCCATGCACTATGACTGGCCCAAGGTCAGTGGTAGGCACAGTCCGTTCTCCGCTCAACTGGAGACGGCATCGTTTCTGTCCATGAACAGCCGTGCGTTCTGCCTCAACGGTATGGGCACTGGCAAGACCAACAGTGCGCTGTGGGCCTACGACTACTTGCGCCGCACTAAGACGGTACGCAAGATGCTGGTTGTCTGTCCGCTGTCTACGATGGAGCGAACATGGGCTGACTCAGTGTTTCAGACGTTCCCGCACCTAGACTGTGTTGTGCTGCACGGCTCGCGTGAGAGACGCATCAAGCTGCTTGCTCAGGATGTGCATGTTTACGTTATCAACATTGACGGGCTAAGCACCATCAAAGACGAGCTGGCCAAACGTGCCGACATAGACTTGATCGTTATCGACGAGCTGGCACTGGCGCGTAACTCCGGCACTGACCGCTGGAAGATTTTGAACGCTATTTGTAACAAGCAGGCACCACGTCGCGTGTGGGGCATGACCGGGTCGCCAACACCTAACGCACCAACCGATGCGTGGGCTCAGTGCAAACTCGTGACTCCTGACAACGCGCTGGTTCCTAAATACTTTAGTGCGTTCAGAGATCGCGTTATGCGGCAGATCACCCCATTCAAGTGGGCAGCACGACAAGACGCCAACGAAGCTGTGTATCAGATGATGCAGCCAGCTATCCGGTTCTCGCTGGACGACTGTGTTGACTTACCCGAGCAGACGTTCATCACCCGCGAAGTTGCCCTGACGCAAGAGCAAGCCAAGGCCTACAAGGACATGATGAGCAAGCTGGCCACGGAGTACTCTGGTGGGCAGATTCTGGCGGTCAACGAAGCGGTCAAGGCCAACAAGCTAATCCAGATCGCATGCGGCGTTGCTTACGGTACTGACGGCGAAGAGGTGGTCATCCCATCCAAGCCACGCATTGACGTGCTCAAGGAAATTATCGAAGAGTCTGAAGGCAAGGTCATCGTGTTTGTGCCTCTGACAGGAGCGCTGGAAAGCGTAGCGTCAGAATTGCGTAAGGACTGGACGGTAGAAACGGTACATGGCGGCACGAGCAAGAGCGAGCGTGACCGGATATTTGGTGAGTTTCAACGGGGTTTAGACCCTCGTGTGTTGGTGGCCAACGCATCGACCATGAGCCACGGGCTGACGCTGACAGCAGCAACTACCATCGTGTGGTACGCCCCGGTTCACTCCAATGAGACTTACGAACAGGCTTGCGCTCGCGTTAGGCGACCGGGCCAGACAAGAACCACAGTGATCGTTCACATTGCAGGTACGGATGTTGAGCGGCGTGTGTATAAGAGACTGCAGGACAAGCAGTCTATGCAGGGTGTGTTACTCGACATGATGAAAGAGCGGATAGAACAATGAAATTATCAGAAGCCGTCACGCTGTACATACAGCTACGTGACAAAAAAGCGCAGATGAAGTCCGAGTTTGAAGCTTCGGTTGCCCCCATCACTGAAAAGATGGAAAAGCTGGAAGCCAAGCTGCTGGACGTATTTAACAAGACCGGCATGGACTCAGTGAAAACTGAGCATGGTACGGCTTACACCGCTGTGCGTACAACCGCCAGCGTTGCAGATCGTGAAGCCTTCATGGATTTTGTGAAGGCCAACGAAGAGTGGAGCTTGCTTGAGGTGCGGGCATCGAAGACCGCCATCGAACAGTTCCGCGACTCCAATGACAATGAGCTACCACCGGGCGTAAATATTCGCTCAGAGCGTGTTGTCAACATCCGCCGTTCGGCATAAACTCCTCCTCCCTTCACAGAGAAAACCATGAACATCATTCCATTTGACTCTGGCAGCAACCTGCCCTCGTTCCTCAAAAAAGTCGACATCGCGTCGCTCAACTCTGACCTGACCGCACACGCTGGCGGCGGCTTCCCTGTTATTTCCATCAAGGGCAAAGTCTTTGCCGTGGTGCGCGATGGCGAGCGCGAAATCCAGATGAACCCCAAAGACCCCGACAGCGCTGCTACAAGCCTGAACGTGGTGTTGCTCAAGGCCAACAAAGGCACAAGCAAGGTGTTCTACATCAAGGGCTACGACAAAGACTCCAGCGAAGGCCAGAAGCCTGACTGCTACTCCAACGACGGCATCGAGCCAGCCGCTGACGCGCAGAACAAGCAGGCCAAGAAGTGCGCCACATGCGCCCACAACCAGTGGGGTTCACGCGTGACCGAGAAGGGCGCTACCAAGGGCAAGGCTTGCGCTGACGCTGTTCGTATGGCAGTGGCTCCCGCTGGCCAGATCAATGACGCCATGCTGTTGCGCGTTCCACCTGCTTCCATCAAGGCACTGGGTGAGTACGGTCAGATGCTCGCTAAGCGCGGCGTTGGCTACAACATGGTGGTTACAAAGATCGCCTTTGACCTGCAAGCTGAATCCCCCAAGCTGACTTTCTCCGCTGTCGGCCTGCTGGATGACGAGGGCTTCTCTGAGGTGCAAGAGATCGCTGCGTCCGACGTTGTGTCCAACATCCTCGGCTCGTCCGTTATGGCCGCTGTTACCGCTGAAGCTGCTGCACCTAAAGATGAGGAAGAAGAGCCAGCTCCCAAGCCTGTAGCCAAAGCCAAGCCAGCTCCTAAGCCAGTTGTTGAGGAAGCCGAGGAAGAAGCCCCAGTTCCAAAAGCAGTGGCCAAGCCCAAAGCGAAGCCAGCTCCAGTTGACGACGACATGGACCTCGACCTCGACGGTATCAGTTTCGACGACTAAGCACCCCGTGGGGTCAGTACCGTATCTTTTTTGGTTCGGCTGAAGTACACTGACCCCACTCTCTCGAGCCCGCTAGCGGGCTTTTTCGCTTTCTGGAGTTGTCATGCGTTGCAAAAATACAACAAGGGGTGAGTTGTGAACACCCTAGATTTCCTCAAAACAGTATTGCCGGAGTTCGGCATCCACTACCTCGCCCTGTTCAAAGAGGGCTACAAATTTCCCGCTCACAAGGTCTACACTGACCTTGAGACTATGGCTGCAGCTATCGAAGGTATGGCTAACAGCAGTCAGGTGTCCGTATACCACGCCTGTGCGTCCTATCAAAAAGCCGTGATCGAGTTGGATGAGCTCGACATCAAGGGCAACCCGAAGCGCAAGTACCGCATCCCCGAGAACTGGGACAAGGCCAAGGCGTTCTGGGTGGACGTTGACTGTGGCCAAGAGAAGTTCGACAAAGGTCAGGGCTACCTGACCAAGAAAGAAGCCGTCGTAGCGATGGCTAAGTTCGCCAAAGAGGTGGGCATCCCCCGCCCCATGCTTGTAGATTCAGGCTATGGCATCCATGCCTACTGGCCCCTGACCCATGAGATTGGCCACGAACTGTGGCGCAAGGTGGCTGTAGTCTTGAAGGCTACGCTGGCCCACTGCGAAGTTATTGCTGACCCATCACGAACGGCAGATTTTGCCTCTATCCTTCGCCCAGCGGGTTCGACCAACCGCAAGAACGGTGACGCCAAGACAGTCAAAGTGTTGGCCACCTGCGAGCCGATTGACCCCAAAGAATTCGCCGTTACGCTGTTTGACTACGCCAAGAACAACAACGTCAAGCCAGTCAAAGAGGCACCCAAGAAACAGTATCAGCCGACTGATCTTAATTCTGACCTGACCGCCCACTTAACGCAGTTCCCGGAAGTTCCGGTAGATGCCGACGTCATGGCCAGTAAGTGTGCTCAGGTAGCCGCGATACGAGACACAAAAGGCGATGGGTCTTACGACCACTGGCGTTTCGTGATCGGCCTGCTTACATTCTGCGAAAACGGAAGAACGCTGGCAGAGGACTGGACATCTAACCGCAAGGAATCCGGCCACAGCAACCTTGACTGGGACGTCCGTTATGACACATGGGGCTCTGGCCCGACCTACTGTGAAACTTTCCAAAGCTGCAATCCAAGCGGATGCAAAGGCTGCGCGTTCAAGGGCAAGATTGCTACCCCACTGCAACTCGGGCGCGTCATGCCCGAGCCAGCAGATACAACAGAAGAAGTTGTAAGCGAAGAGGGCGAGACAACTGAAGCGGCCATTCCTGCTTTGCCCCGTGGATACCAGTGGGACTCCGGCTTGCTTAGTCGGCTCATCCCAGACAAAGAAGGCGTACTTCAGGTATTCCCGTTCTGTGAAAACTTGTTTTATCCTACCACCCGCATCCGGGGCGAAGACGGCACGTTCCGGTACGGCATCCGTTTGCACCTGCCAGACAAGCGCATCCGGGACTTTGAGATTTCTGGTGAGTCCGTGGCATCACCAACGGATTTGTTGAGGGCTATGGCCCGATATGAACTGACGAAAAGCAACCACAAAAACGCTGGAGAGCACATGGCGGCGT